AGTGAAAAAGAAATTATTGGAGCTAGAAGTGTTAAACAACACATGTTCCTTACAAGTGATGCAGATGTAATCGTGTTCGGTGGGAGCGCGGGCAGCTCGAAGTCATATTCAGGTTTAATGTCTTTTTTACCCTACATAAAAATAAAAACATTTCGTGGGGTAATCACCCGTAGAACAACACCTATGCTCAAGGGCAGTGGAGGATTACTCGACGTAGCATCCTCACTATTCAGCAAGGTTGACCCGAAAGTCAGGTGGAAGTCACAAGAAAGTAAGTTCGTGTTTTCTAGTGGTGCAGAGATTCACTTAAAGCATTACGAACACTTAAAGAATAAAGACAATTGGCAAGGCACTCAAATGAACTACTGCTTAGTAGATGAGGCCACCAATTACGAAGAAGAACAAGTTTTATATATAATGTCTCGTTTGAGAAATCCTAGCTGCCCACAAGTTAAACCAAAGATTGCTTTGACGTGCAACCCTGACAAGAACCATTTCTTGCGTAAGTGGCTAGACTGGTGGATTGATGAGGACGGGTTTCCGATAGAAGAAAAGTGTGGTGTTAAACGCTACTTCTTTAGAAAAGATAACCAATTTTATTGGGGCGATACACGGGAACAGCTTTTAGAAGAACACCAAACAGCATTATTCAATCCAAGTATTATGTCTTTCTGTTTTATCAATGCCACTATCAAAGATAACCCAACTCTTATGGAAGCACAACCTGAATATGTCGGTTGGTTAGAGTCATTAGGGCGTGTAGAGAAGAACAGATTACTTTACGGTAATTGGGATTGTGATGAGGAAGGAAGTGGTTATTGGAAGCGTGAGTGGTGTGAAATTGTTGATAAACCTCCATTAAAAGTTACCAAGAAAGTTAGAGCGTATGATTTAGCTGGTACAGTACCTTCGGAGGCTAATCCAAATCCTGACTGGACAGTTGGAACTCTAATGTCTAAAGATGCCTATGGAAACTACTACGTTGAGGATATGGTAAGATTTAGAGCGAGACACGGGGAGGTCTTTCAAAAGATACTTGAAACAGCTAGGGAAGACGGGGATGATGTTTTAATCATAATCCCGCAAGACCCAAATGCTGCTGGTAAAGCCTACGCCTCTACAATTGTTCGTGATTTAGCTGAGAAAGGTTTCTACGCTAAAACTAAAGCAACAAATCAATCCAAAGTTACACGCTTCGCTCCATTTTGTGCAGCTAGTGAAGCTGGTAGTATTAAGATTGTAAGTGGCGACTGGAACGAATGCTTCATTGATGAACTAGAGGGCTTTGACGGAAGTAGAAAGCGTGGAAAGCACGATGACATCGTCGATTCGTGCGGAGATAATTTTCTATACCTCTGTTCAACAATCCAAATCCCAACATTCTCAATACCAGACATGACAACAACAAATTCATTTAGCTTTTAAAGCTATTGCCAAAAGGAGGCTATGTGGAATTAGAAGCTGACGTTAGTAGCCTCTCTACTGGCACAGGAACAATCCCTAGAATCAAGTTACAAGAACAAGGATTCACAGGGTTACAAGTAAGTAACGGACAAATCCTAGAACAAGCTAGACGTGAACTACGCTTTCCACAATCAGTAAAAACATTCCGTAAGATGTCGGCAGATTCAACAATCAAAGCAGCTTTAGGGATGTTTGAGTTGATGATTAGCCGCGTCAAATGGACTGTAGCACCAACAGGTGAAACTGAACTAGAGATGGCTAAGGCTAAGTTCGTTGAACAGTGTATGAACGACATGGAACACTCTTGGTTTAACTTCATTAAAGAAGTTGTCAGTATGTACACCTTTGGCTTCTGTGTCAATGAGAAAGTGTTCCGTAGACGATATAAGAATCAAGGGTCAAAGTACAACGATGGATTGATGGGGCTTCGTAAGCTTCCTATCCGTTCACAAGACAGCGTATATCGTTGGCAGTTTAGCGATGATGGCCGCGATTTAATTGGTGTTGAACAACAATTATCAACATTGAATGCTGCTCGTTACGCCCCTGATATGTACAAAGGTAAGATTGAAATACCTCGTAAGAGTTTCATGTTGTTTCGTACAGACGTGGCTAAAGATAACCCCGAAGGTACTTCACCTCTTGTTGGTTGTTATACAGCTTGGAAGTTTAGAACACAATTAGAAGAAATTGAAGCTGTTGGTTATAGCCGTAACATGGGCGGTGTCCCTCATTTAGAGTTGCATCCTAAGTACATGGCGGAAGATGCTAGTGAAGCCGACAAAGCTGTTTATAAAATGTATCAAAAGATTATTACTAATCTACATAACAATGAACAGGCAGGGTTAATCACTCCGTTGATGTTTGACCCTGATACCAGTATGCCTTACTTCAAGTTTAGCTTGTTGTCTGTGCAGAACAGTGGCAGTCAATATATAAATGATGCGATTACCAGATGGGATAATAAAATCCTTACTGCTTTATATTGCGATGTACTTACTTTAGGCCAAAACCAAGTTGGTAGCTTCTCATTGGCTGGTAGCAAGACAAACATCTTAGCTATGGCTATTGAGTCAAGATTACAAGAGATTCAAGACGTTCTAAACCAAGACTTAATACCTGATTTATTCAGACGTAATGGTTGGGATGACGAAGAGTTCCCTAAGTTTGTTTATGGTGATATTGAAGAAGCTGATTTAGAAGTTATGTCTAAAGCTATTCAACGTCTAGCAGCTACAGGGCTTATTGCCAAGACACCTGAGAATGTTAATGCTATTGCTGAAATGGTAGACCTACCGTATAGAGTAGATGCTAACACAACACAAGAGGAGCTAGATACCATATTAGGTGCAGCTACTTCTCGCAGTGGTGATGGGTTTATGTCTCCAAGTGGCGAAGGTACTCGTAAGAACACAGTAGCAGCTAACAACACCTCAGACCTTAACACGGAGAATGCAGCATAATGCCACAAAGTAATGTAAAGAAAAGCGTGGTTGAGGTGTTAGCTGATAAACTAGCTGTCCTACTTACTAGCACATTTGGTTTAGATGGTGGTTCACTAAAAGAGATACAACCAACAGTTGAAGTAACTAAAGCCGTTGATGTCGAACAACGTAGAGCTATGTTTGTTGTTTTAGCACCTAATGAGATTGACGAGCATGGCGACACTAACACAGAAGAGTGTGTTGAGAAAGCCTGTATCAGTTTTAACAGTGTTTGCAACAAAGCTAACTTGTTCCATCGTGTGAATACAGAGAAAGCTAAGATTGAACAATCCTTTATCACACCTGTTGGATTTACAACTGATACAGGTGTTGAAGTGAAGAAAGGGTCATGGCTTCAATGGTGGCAGTTCCCCGAAGGTGACACAGATAGTGAAATGTTGTGGACAATGGTTAAGAATAACGAAATACAAGGTGTCAGCATTGGTGCTACAGCCGTTTATCAGGAATTAAACAATGAGTGATGAAAAAGAACAAAAGAAGGCTAAACGTCTAGTGCATGAATACCGATTTGATAAGCCTACACATCATGTAGCTTTGGTGCATTCTAGTCAGGGAGGGGCTGCCTCAGGATATACAGAAGCTCTAGTAATGAAGTCTGTAGATGACATTTTAGATGCTGACATTGAAAAAGCTACAATGGTGAAAGTGACATTACCATTTGAGGACTTCTTAGAGAAGTTTTTCAACATCTACAGCTATGAAGCTGAGGTATTAACAGCAATTCTAGGCTTCAAAGATGAAGATGATATGTCTGAACAAGAAAAGAGTGATATGTCTTGGGAAGATTATAAAGCAGAGTGTGAGAAAGAGAAACAAGATTTTATTAACTCAGTAGAGATTTTAAAGTCTGTGAAAGATGGTAAAGAAACTATTCAAGATTTGAATGTGGCTTCCTTACTGTCCATTAGGAGTACACAAGCTAAGTTTGAAACTTATCTTGAGAAATCCAAAACGATTGGAAATCCAGTAAAACAAAGTAAAAAGGAGACTCCTGTGGATAAGGAAGTACAAAAGGCTAAAGATGAATTGAACACTGTTCAAACACAATTAGCTGAATTACAAAAAGCAAAAGAGGCAAGTGACAGTGCATTAGCATTAGCATTAGCTGACGTACAGAAAGCTAAAGATGAAGTTGAAGTGATGAAGGCTGAGAAATTAGCTAACGTACAGAAAGCTCGTTTAGCACAATTAGAGGCTGTAAAGCCAAAAGAAGAAGCAGCAGAATTGTTTAAATCATTATCTCCGTTAGATGATGTTTCATTCGCTACTGTTATTAAGTCCTTTAAAAGCAGTGCGGATTTAGAAGCCGAAGCTTTGAAAGAAAAAGGTGTGGCTGGTAGTCAAGCAGATGAACCTGTAGACCGCGTAGCTGAAATCCTTAAAGCCAAATACATTCCAAAACAGTAATCTAAGGAGATTAATAAATGAGTTTAGTCGCAACTGAGGCAACACGTTTTAACGCTGTTGTTAAATATGAGCAAGAAGCGAGCGTAGGCATTTGCCGTGACGTAGTAACAGTTTATGAAGCTGGTGCTAAAACCTATCCAATCGGTACAGTATTAGGGCGGACATTCGTATCTACCAGTGTAACAGCCACAGCAGGTACAAACACAGGTGACGGTGCAATTGGCACTGTAACCGCAACAGGCAAAGCTCAACGTGGTACATACACCATTCGTATCAACAAAGCAGCCTCTAATGCTGGCGACTTCACTGTCGCTGACCCAAGCGGCAATGTGATTGGCTTTGGTACTGTGGCCGTAGCCTTTTCCAATCAAATCGCTTTCACTTTAGCTGATGGTAGTGCTGACTTTGTAGTTGGTGATAGCTTCACAGTTGAAGTAGTTGGTGATTACAAATACAAGATGGTTGAGTCAACCGCTACTGATGGTAGCGCAAAAGCTTGTGCTATTTATATCTCTGCAAAAGATGGTAGCTTCTCTACATCTACTATTGCAGCTACTACTGATACTTCTATTATCGCGTTAGTTCGCGGTGCAGCTATCGTTGGTAAAGAGACTCTGACTTATGGTGCGTCAATTGACACTACGGCAGAAAAAACAAAATTATACAGTGAACTCGAAGCTATCGGTATTATTTGCCGTAGTCAAATCGGTTCGTTCCCTGTCGTAGCATAATTAAGGAGATTTAAACATGGCTATTGTCCGTAGTTATACAAATAACTTTGAAGTTATTGACCGCACCACTGAATTATTGTCTATTCCAAATTCATGGAATATTATTAACCAGTTAGGTATTTTCGGTGATACGCAAGGTGTTACAACTAATACTGTATCTTTTGAAGATATTATTGAAAATACAGCAGTTATGACTGACCAAGTTCGCGGTCAACGTAACGTGTACACTAAAGATGCAGTTCGCAAGTTGCGCTCTTACCCTATTCCACATTACCCTTTAGATGGTTTCATTACCCCTGAACAAATTCAGGGTAAGACAGCCTATGGCAGTAATGACCAAGCTGACACTGTAGCTGCTGCTGTTGCACGCGAACTTGCCCGTATTCGTCGCGCCCACGCAGGTTTGATGGAAGTTGCTCGCGCTAAACTATTAGAAGATGGTTCGATATACGCACCTAACGGCACTGTATCAGTCAACTACTACACAGATTTCGGTGTAGCCCGTAAAGAAGTTGACTTTGTGTTTGGTACTTCTACCACTGATATTATCGGTAAAATTGAAGAAGGTATCGCGTACATCACAGATAATCGTTTTGATGGCACTGACAGCATCACTGGGTTTGTTGCAATCTGCTCTCCTGAGTTCTTTGCTAACTTAATCAAACACCCTAAAGTACAAACAGCTTACCAATACTACAGCTCTACACAAGAGCCGTTGCGTAACCGTTTGGATAGTGGGTTGCCAAAAGGCACTCGTGAGTTTATTCATGGTGGTGTACGTTTTGTTGAATATCGTGGCTTGAAGCCAGATGGCACACGTTACATTCCTTCGGGTGAGTGTCGTTTAGTTCCTACAGGTTTAACAGAGGTGTTTAGCTCTTTCGCTGCACCAGCGTTGAAAATGGACTTGGTAAACACTATCGGCATGGAAGCTTATGTATTCCAGTATAACGATGCCAAAGGCAACGGTATTAGCTTTGAGTCTGAGGCTAACTTGGTTCACGTTTGTAAGCGTCCCCAGTTGATTGTCCGTCTGTACTCTTCTACTTAATAAGTAGGGGATTGAAGCCCTCGAAAGGGGGCTTTTAATAATAAGATAATAGTTGAAAATAAAAATATTAAGAGTATAATACACCTTTTAAGTGAGAGGTGTATATGGTAGATTTAGTATATGGTATAGGAATTAACGACAGAAGTAAACCTGCAAGGTTTGACTCTACAAGGATGACAAAAGAGTACGCATTTTGGAAAAGAATGCTAGAAAGGTGTGGTTGTGAGAAACGTAAAACAGAGTTTCCAACATATAAAAGTTGTGCAGTATCAGAAAACTTTAAACATTATTCTTTCTTTTTCGACTGGTGTCAATCACAAGTAGGGTTTAGTAGCGATGGTTGGCACTTAGATAAAGATTTACTAATTAGAGGGAACAAACTTTATAGCGAAGATTCATGCCTGTTCTTACCACCAAAGGTGAATACTTTGATTTTAAACTGTAAAGCACATCGTGGAAAACTTCCAGTTGGTGTTTGCCTAGAGCAGTCTAGTGGAAAATTTACAGCAGACTGTCAGTACGAGGGTCGAAGAAAGAAGATAGGTAGATATTCAACACCTGAGCAAGCTTTCTTCGCATATAAAACATTTAAAGAAGCCTACATCAAGCAAGTAGCTGAACAATACAAATCGCAGATTGACCATCGTGCATATGAGGCACTACTCAAATACGAAGTACACATAGACGATTGAACGGAACAATTAACAGGCTAACGAGTGTTAAGCCACAATAGAAGGATACTTAACGTGGCTTATACAAACTCCCCTGCTACGAGCGTGACAGACCGTCTACGCTTAAACGTAGGCGACATTCATTCAGTAGAAATACTTGATGATGAAACATACACCTACTACTACACAAAAAACGAACAGAACGAAAGACGAGCAACTAGAGATTTATTCACCGTATTATTGTTTGCACTGTCTCGTTATACACACGAGAAGGCAGGTCAAATTGAGGTGTGGGGTTCGGACTACTTCCGCAATTATTTAGACGCAGTCAAACTAGCAATCACTAACCCATCAATCGACTCTATCACAGCTATGCCTTTCGCTGGCGGTATATCACGTTCCGATATGGACACTAGAGCCTCTGATACAGACGCAGTAGATAAACCATTCTACATGGGCTGCACAGATGGTACTCCCTCTTACTTAAACAAAACCGTATTCGTTGCCACCGATTCTCAAACCCTGTGAGGTGTTAAATGAAACGTGGTTCAAAATACGAGAACATGATTAAGACTGACTTGAAAGCCTTAGACCTACTAGAGAAAAGGTTTCAGGATGTCGCAGCTAAGAGTGTCAGATGGGGTTACTTCGATAGCAAGTATGATGGAAGCGGTAGAGGAGGCAAAGACAGTAGAAATGGACTCCCCGTAGCTGTATTAGCTTTATGGCACGAATACAGATTAGGTATGGGACAAGGTAATTATCCTCGTCGTCCTTTCTTCACAGATACATTCCCGATAGCCGCAC